CTACATACAACTCTATTATCCATATCTTCTCTTAAAGGTAACCCTAATCCACCAAGACTTTGTGGAAGGTACCAGTCAATATTGAAGTTGGTAACCCAATCTGTTTTCAGAATTGGATCAAATGTAGAATACCATAACGACTCTGCTAGAGATCTTTGTGTTTTACATACAAAACCACTCATCCATAAGGCAAAAGAATCCTTAAGATCTAAAGGACTCTTCGGTTTTGTATAAGTTCGAGCATCGAACTGCATCATCCCTGAAGCATTAGGGTATGCGCACTCCCGTACTAGACCATCTACAGTAACAAAGCATGTTGAATTAATCACACAAAACTCTCGAGACCTGTAGACCTTCCCAATCGAAGGCGACAAACCAACATGAGTACTTAAATTTTTCCAAATATTGTACTCAAGGTCACCTCCCATGAACAAACCGTCATCACCGTTAACCAAAAAGTTTACATTGGGATCAAAACTTCCAGGGTTAACAGCCAAACTAATTACTACTGCATTACAAACACATAATACAATAAAGGACAAGATGGAACCCATCAATTGACCATTAGTTTGTTGACACTCTCTACCAAAATGCTTTTTATAGTCTAATTTATGATTACACAAAGAATCATAGCATAATTGGTAAGGCAAACCTGTCAAGTCACATATTTCTCTTATGACCAGGCGAGAAAATTCACTACTCAGATTATCTGTAGCAGCTGAATAATCAACACTAATCCATTCTTTCTCAGGATCAACAGGTATATCAGAGGCACCAACTGGGCGGCCAGTTAAGGCAAACCAATGGTGATTGTGTAAAGCGCTCCATAACCCCTTCTGAGCTCCTGTCAATGAATAAGTTGACCAGGAGTCCTCACAAGTTATAACTCGAACTTTTAAAGGTTCGGTTAAAGCAATAGGTTTAGCATTTATTACATTAGATATGCCACACAACGTAGGCCTAACAACTATAGGAACTTTAATAAAGGAAAATCCTGTATCAAAATACTCATAATTATCGGAACCAACATTAGGGAGATACCTAATACCCTTTGCGGTTAATTGATAAGACCAACCTTGAGCGGAGAATTCCACTTCACTCAATTGACCACCTACAGTCCGCTTGCTACGGTAGCTTGCGTTCCGGCTAGGCTCCCAAAAGGAAACTGGTGCTTGGTATTTTTTGAATACTTCAAACACAACCTTTTCAATGCGCTCTTTTATAGCAGCACGAGGGATAACCATTGCTGAGACTCCATCAAGAGTATCAATAGGTGGGGCAGGTCTTGTCAGAGCTTGTTCATGTTTCTTTAAGGTTTCATTAATAAATGATTTCGAAGCCGGAGGGCAACCTTTTTTAAAATAAAGAAAACATTGAGCAAGACGGAGCCTTTCACCAATAGAGGACCGTACCATAAGCTTCTGCACTTTTTGATGCATTTTCCCATAGGGAGTCAAACTACCCAAACACCAACCAAAT